GGAACTCAGTCACCAAGTGTGGCGCTCTACGCAATCTGCGAATATTCTGGCCATCGTCTGTGTAATTGTTTTTGTCCAATTCATACAGTTTGCCGTTTTCATAGTCACCAACAATGACCAATCCTTGAAATACCGCACAGCAATTACCGCGGTGACGCTGATATTCGTTTTTCTCTGTCGTGTAAAGCCATTTGTGCCACATTAAAGTGGTTGCGTCATAAGCCCATGTTAATTGAAGTGATGGAAAGGTGACAACAAAAACCTCATGCCCTTCTAGCTGATAAGTCCAAGAAATGGCATCGCCAACATATTGATTGACTAAAGTGTTTTCAACGGCATGGGTAGAAATGCGCTGTGGAACATACCCTTGCATTTGCATAATTTGGGATTGACCACGATTGTTACGGGAAACGTAAGCAAATGAATTACCAAGCCTAGAAATTGAAAACGGTGCGGCAATACCGTGTTGGGTTGAAGTGCCGGGGATTCTCTGGAACGGGAACGGCACAGCACCAACGTCTGTCCACACTTCTGAAGAAATTTCCCCCATCAAATAAATTTCACGATGGTCAACAATTAAAGCCACTAGATCATCTGGTGCGCCATCTTTTAGTGAAAAGCTAGTATTGGGTGAAATTGGCGATAAAAGATCACTAGCGCCAAATTGCTGAGTCGTTGGGTTGTTATAGACAAAGTAGTTGTCAATAATGTCCACCGTGTTTGCACCGCTAAAAGCACCATCAGTAGAGGGCAAAACAGAAAAGTTTATTCCATACATAGTTACGCCAATAGCTACGGTGCTTGCCACGCTTAACGTGTAAGTTCCAACACCACCCGTTCCCGTTCCTAAAGCCGTAATAATTGTGCCAAGAGTTACGCCAACGCCACTAATAGTCATGCCAACGTGCAGAACGCCTGAAGCAACCGCGGTAACAGTTAAAACTGTAGTTGCAATAGTGGCAGTTACCACCGCACCCACAGTCGCAGAATTCATTACTGAAGTTGCAACAGTTTGACTTCTGTTAATTGTGTATGTGCCAATCCCGCCAGTTCCTGTGCCAAGCGCAGTAATAACGGTTTCTGCCAATATGCCAATACCATATAAAGATTGACCAATAGCAATTGTGCCACTAGAAACGCTTGCAACAGTTAATGTTGTGCCACTGGTAGAACCCGTAAACACAGCAGACGCAGGGCTTGATATGTACCATGTGTAACGATAAGCACCGTCCACAATATAAACATTGATGCCGTTGTCAGTAATGCGGACTATTCCCGTGCTGGAATTAAGTTGTCCAATTACAGCAGGGACAAAATTAGCTGTTAGCGCATAGACGTATGGGCCACACACAGCAATAAGTTGTTCACCGCCAGAAACTGCGTGAAGCCCACGCACTTCTTGCAAATTAGGCAAAAGAGTTTTTAGCGTCAGACCCGGTGTTGGGTAAAGCGCAATTACCCCGCGCTCACCCTGTTGTTTTACAGGATCAATTTCAGGATAAAAATTGATGCACTCTTGTGCATCTTGATAAATGCTAGGTGCTTCATAGGATGAACCAACAAAACCAAAATCTGGCATGGTAGCCCCTTAAATAAAGCCGCCAGTAAGAATAAAACCCGCATCCTTTGCTTTACCCGTCAGCAAAGAATCAGGATAACGTGCCACCGCAAGTGGGGCCATGTTAGTGCGTTTGATGGTAGCTTTAGCTTGCCCTGCAAACGTCTGAATCATAGTTATTTGCGTTGGTGAGGCTTTACCATACATAGGCATTAAACGCTCTGCCAAACACCATCTAAGGCACATTGCATAGCCTTGCGGCAGGGAAATATCCTCATACATAGAGTTATAACGGCTAAACAAAGTGTTAGCAAACAAATGCAATTCACCCTGTGATGGGCTTGGCCAAACAAACAAGTTGCCTGAATCAGCACCCGCGTTAAAGTAAACCGCTTTTGGCCACGGGCCATTTAGCGTCTTTAAACCAATCATTTCGTAATCTTGCAATGCTAAAACTGACATTGGGTAGTCCAAACCACCACCCGTGATGGGCTGATTATTAGATGTAGTGTTTACTCTAACAAACGCAGAATCAAGGTTTAAAGGTTTTTGGTAGTAAGCCGTGATAGTTGTAGATGCAACAGTTTGATTGATGTTGACTTGATAAGTACCTTCCTCATTGATGTTGCCACCAGCACCCGTCAAAAATTGCGTGATCTTGGTTCCCGCTGTGATGCCTGTGCCACTCAAAGTTTGACCTTGAGCCAAAGCACCAGACAAAATGCCCGTCACGGTCAAAATGTTGCCTGAAATTGAGCCTGTAAAAGAAGCACCAATAAAGTTTAAAGTTGATGGGTTAGGGCCAATCGTGTATTGAACTTGACCAGCAATCACAGGGCAAATAATTTCTGTGACATTAAAAACCATCATGTTTTCGTTTGACCATTGGTCAATCATGTCGTTCATCATCTCAAACGCATCAAGTGCCGCGTCTGGAGTAGGAGTTTCACCAGCTTCCAATGCACCAATGTCTTTTAGCGCTCGGCTAACAATGTCAAAAGGCACAGCCATAGTGTTTCCTTAACTTAATCTAAATGTGGGCGGCTTCCAAGGCAAAGCAATTTCTTGTTGTTTTTTTACCGCTTCAAGTTGCTCTAATAGTCTTGATTTTATGCTACTTACCCCGTCTTGGGTAGTGCCTTCATCAATCCAATTAGCAACCATTTCCTCAGTCACAAGGGATGTTGGAATTGTTGCTTTTGTAGGGTCAAAGTCCCAATATCCCTCAGTTTCAATTCGCAGATCATCTTCAATCAAAGCAACGTGATATTTGGCTTTAAAAATAACTTTTGTATCACCTTTTAATTCTAAGATTTTCCAAATAAATTTCATGGCGCATCAGGCCATGTAATAGCCCAAGGGAATCCCGCTTGTGTAGGAACATCCCTCAATGCTTGGCAGTAATCTTTCCATGCTTGTGATGGAGTCATATCACTGCGAAATCTCCAATCAGTTTCAGCTAATTTTGCGTCACGAGTTTGACGAACAGATTTAGCTTGTTCAGTTGTTTCAAACGCATCAGGCGGGGTTTTTACAAACGCTGTGCCGTTCCATGTGTCTCCAATTGAACCGCCTATTGAGGCATCAATCAAGTTTGGAAATACGTCAAGTGAGTCAACCTCAATAGTGTTGCTAACTTTGCCTTCAGTAATTATGTGTGCTCTCATTATGCAACTCCAAAAATAATACATTGTCCAGCGCCACCATTGCCAGCATTAGCGCCTGTATGCGTAGCACCACCACCTCCAGCTGGTTGAACCCCATTAGTTCCAGCAACAGCCGCACCAGCCGCACCGCCATTACCACCAAACGAGGATGTCCCTGCGGCCATTAATGTTTCGGAAGTTGTTACGCCACCGCCACCGCCACCGCCATAAACAGACTTACCGCCATTGACTCCCCCATTACCTGCGCCACCAGCACCTCCAAATATTGAGTTTCCACCCGGCCCAGCACCACCACCAAAATTTTGATCAAAATAATCTGATGTGGCAGGCCCAGTAAAAGGAGAGCCACCTTTAACATAAACACCGCCAATATCTCCAACCACCCCTACAGCAAACGCCCCACCACCACTCCCACCACCGCTAGTCGCATCTTCTGCACCACGGCCACATCCGGGGCCGCCACCGAATGACGTAAGCAAAGAACCAATTGTGGAATTTCCTCCAACCGATCCACTGCCGTTACTTGTAGCCCCAGCACCACCCGCGGCAATGGTGATAACTTGAGATGAACTCATTTGCGTAGAAGTCAAACTAAACGGCACACACGCACCACCACCACCACCACCAGTTCTTTTACCCGCTACATCTTTAGCACCGCCACCACCACCACCCCATAAATACCCTTGAAAAGTAGAATAGCCGGGAGGAGTTACAAAAGGATTAAGTGTGCTTGTGATAATGCGTTGGAAAGGACTCAAAACTACCGATGTAAACGCAGTGCCAGTGCATTGCACCAAACGGCATTCGTTAGGATACATAACGTAGCTTGTCAGACCGTCAATTAGTTCGGACGCATTTGGGTCAAGCGTAATATCGCCCGTTCCCAAGTTTTGGATGTAACAGAACCAGCCAGAACCAAGAGTAGCGGCCGCAGTAAATGTTTGGGTAAACGTGCCGCTTGTGATGGCAATCAATGTTCCCGCGTCAGCAGTACCAAGAATAGTGTTAGATGTTCTTGCAGATCGAACAACCAAAGAACTTGGCGTAGTCCATATTGGGCTACTTGACCCTGCTGAAGTTAAGACTTGACCAGCAGTCCCTGCGGCCGTGTAAGCATGAGCAGTTCCAGTTCCATAACCCACACCACCAGCAGTCGCTGTGGCTGTTGAATTTGTGCCACCATTTGCAATTGGCAAAACTCCCGTCACACCAGTTGTTAATGATGTAGATGCAAAACTTAAAGTTCCACTACCATTTGTTTGCAAAGTTTGATTAGCTGTTCCATCAGCCGATGGCAATGTTAAATTTGTAGTTACCGCGGTGTTAGGGCCAATCAAATTGACCGCACCGCCTAGTGTTGCTTGAAAAGTTAACTGTCCCATGATTTTCCTTTATGGTGCAATAATTAGTTGATTAGCGGTAAAAGCGCCAGTGCTTGGATTGAATTTAAGTTTAGTTGAACTTACATTTTGTGTAGTAACTGTGCCTGTTGTGGCACTTGTAAATACTAAGTAACGTGTGGCGTTTGTGGTTGTGTCGTCAACAATAGAAATACCACCCGCAGGGGTTGACCAAACAGCAGGGGAAGCCGCACCCGCAGAAGTCAACACTTGACCATTTGTGCCAACAGAACCATTAGCAGAAAACGTAGAAGTGCTTGACAAAGTGGTAAATGCACCAGCCGCTGGGGTTGTGCCGCCCACAGTTCCATTGATATTGATTGACGCTGTACCCGTCAAGTTTGTGACTGTACCGCCTGACGGTGTACCCAAAGCACCACCATTGACCACAAAAGCCCCTGCTGTGCCTGTATTGACCCCAAGAGCCGTAACAACGCCTGTTCCTGTTGTAGTGGTAGATGGGGCAACACCCGCACCACCACCAATGACCAAAGCACTAGCCGCTAAAGCCGCAGAAGTTGCCCATGTTGTACCACTAGAAAAATATGGTATGCCACCAGAAGTTCCAGCAACCGTCAAAGCCAATGTGCCTGATGTTGTAATAGGCGAACCGCCTACAGAAATTAAACCGCCAGTGAATGATTGAGCAACAGA